CCAGACGCGGGACCAACTGACGGAGGCCCTACGGGCCCCGGAGCCGCGCGAGGTGGTCAAAGACCTTTTTCTGACGGCGATCAGCGTTTGGACGCGACGTCAGGCCGTTTCGGGAATCACGACGGCCAGCAACTTTGGGTCAAACGAGGCGGCGCGGGCCGGGGGTCTGCGGATGAAGACGTGGCGCGTGAACAGTAGCCATCCACGCGATGAGCACCTGGCGATGCACGGCGAGACCGTGGGGATCCGCGAGCGATTCAGCAACGGGATGCGCTGGCCAGGGGACCCTGCTGGCGGGGCAGAGAACAACGCCAACTGCCAGTGTTCGGTAGAGTTCGGGAGGTAGAAATGTCACAGAAAACGTACCGGGGACGGATTGAGTTCAAACAGGACGCTGACCAGACAGGCGAGTTCCGGGCCGAGTTCGCCACGCTGAACGTGATCGACCACGATCAGGACGTGACAGTGCCTGGCGCATTCCATGACGGGCAGGAGACGTTGATCGAGGCGTGGAACCACAATTATGCCGAGCTGCCGGTTGGAAAAGGCATCATCCACGAGGACGGAGACAAGGCCGTCGTCGAAGGGCAATTCTTCCTGGATACGCAGGGCGGGCTGGAGCACTATAAGACCGTCAAGGCGCTCGGGGCAATGCAGGAGTGGTCGTACACGTTCGACATCGAGGAGAGCGGGGAAGGCGAGTTCAACGATCAAGATGTGCGGTTCCTGCGCAAGTTGGACGTCTGGGGCGTGGCCCCAGTGCAGCGTGGAGCAGGCATCGACACGCGAACGACCGACATCAAGGGGCGCAAGGCGGCGCTGGGATCCCACTCGACGGGGACGACGGACGCGGCCTGGGATGGACCGGCAAACGAGGCGCGGGCGCGCAGCGGGGAGGACGTGGCGTACTACCGGCGTATCTATGCCTGGCGCGACCCGGACGGGGATCCGGCGGTTAAATCCTCATATCGGTTCGTCCACCATATGGTGGCCGAAGGTGGCGCACCTGGAGCGGCGAACGTCCGGGGATGCCAGTCGGCGATTGGGGTATTGAACGGCGGCCGCGGCGGGACGACGATCCCGGACGGCGACCGGCAAGGCGTGTGGAATCACCTGGCGAAGCATCTGCGTGACGCAGATTTAGAGCCGCCAGAACTGAAGGCGGTTGGCGCGGGGGACGGCGAAGGCGAGGCCGGGGACGGTAAGCCGAGCGGACGATCACCGCGCGATGTGCAGGTTCAGTTGGACATTTTGAAACTCTCGATGGAGGTGTGAGGTGAACAAGAAAGAACGAATGCTCAGCCTGTTGCAGCAAGCACAGGCTATCCTGGACAGGGCGGAAGCGGAAGAGCGCAGCTTGACCGATGAGGAGCACGAGCAGGCAATGAAGCTCGTCGGCGAGGCGATGCAGATCCGAGACGAGATCAAGACGGATGAGCGGGATACGGAGCTGAAGGACGCCCTGGGCAAGCTGCTGGGCGATCTGCAGAAGGGCGAGCCGCAGCCTCAGCCGCAAGAGGCCAAGGGGACGCTGGGGGAGCGGTTCCTGGCGGATGCGGCCTATCAGGCGTGGAAGAAACAGGTCGCGCCGAGCGGTCAATTCACCAGCGGACGGCTGGGAATGTCGCCGGCGGTGATGGTTGGGTCGTTCGGTATCTGGGGGCGCAAGGAGCTCATCACCGGGCTGGATTCGACGAGCGCGGGCGTGTTCGTGGTCGCGGACCAGACGGGGATCTATGAGCAGATCGGGCGCTATCCCACGGTGCTGCGGGACCTGATCAGCATCCGGCAGACGACCTCCGATGTGGTCGAGTACGTGCGGCAGACGGCGCAGGTGACGCAGGCTGCCCCGACGCCGGAGGCGAACGTGAAATATGTCACTGGCGCCACTGGTGAAATCAGCGGCGAGAAACCGCAGGGCACGATGGCCTTCGAGCGTGTGTCGGAGACCGTAAAGTGCATCGCCGTGTACGTGGGAGCGACGAAGCGGGCGCTGGCGGATGCTTCGCAGATTCGGGGGATCATCGACCAGGAGTTGCGCGAGGACCTGGTGGACTGCCTGGAGGATCAACTGTTCAACGGCAATGGTGTCGGCGAGAACTTTACCGGCCTGACGAACCAGGCCGGGACGTTGGTCCAGGCGTTCAACACGGACATCCTGACCACGACCCGGCAGGCGCTGACGACGCTGCTGGTCACGGGCCGGCAGATCCCGACCGCGTGGACGTTCAGTCCCACGGATTGGGAAACGGTCGAGTTGTTGCAAGATGCCGAAAATCGGTACTATTGGGGTGGCCCGCTGGCCCAGGGTCCGCCTCGGATGTGGGGCGTGCCGGTGGTGCAGTCGTTCCACCAAACGGCGGGGTCGGCCTGGCTGGCGAACTGGCGCAAGGCGGTGCTGTGGGACCGTGAGCAGGCGACGATCACCGCGACGGACAGTCACGACGACTGGTTCATCAGGAACATGGTGGCGATTCTGGCGGAGATGCGGGCGGCCTTCGGGCTGATCCGGCCCAGCGCGTTCATCAACGTCGAGCTGGCGTAATGACATCCCCGAGACGGGGATAGGGGGCAAGATGGCGCTGCGAGTCAACGTCGTGTGCCGAAATCTCAACGATGACCGAGTGATCCCGCGTTTCGCGAGGTATCTGCGGGATCACCTGAGCTGGACGTTGACCGCAGCGCCCGACCCGCGCACGGAGGTGGTGTATCTATCGGGGTACTTTGAGTCGCAGGTATGCAAGCCGTGGCCGAGCGTGCCGGTCGCGGCGATGTTCACGCATCGAGAAGAAACGCCGCCGGGGAACGCGAAGGCGAAGCTGTTCGACGCAGTTGCACAGCGGGTTCAACTGCGGGTGGCGATGTGCCGGTTGTACGCGGAGCCGCTCAGCAAGTTCGGGGCGACAATTCAGCCCCCGCTGCCTGTGGAACGGGACAAGTTTATCATCAAGGCCTCCTCCCGCAGGGGGAAGCCGGTTGTGGGGTTCTCGGGGTATACGTACCGGAACCACCGCAAGGGAGAGGACCTGGTCGAGGCGGTGCTGGCGTCGAAGATCGGGCAGAAGGTGGAGTGGCGCGCGTCGGGGCGTGGATGGCCGGTCAAAACGACGCGCTACAAATGGGCCGATATGCCGGCGTTCTATCAGGGGTTGGATGTGCTGGTATGTCCGAGCCGGGTCGAGGGCGGGCCGATGCCGGTGCTGGAGGCGCTGAGTTGTGGCGTCAGTGTGGTGGTTCCGCGAGGCGTGGGCATCCTGGATGAATTGCCACAAGTGAAAGGCATCCACCGCTACAAACGGGGGGATGCTGGCGACCTGGTTAAGGCATTGGGCAAAGCGGTCCGGGACCGGGGCGATATGAACAGGGACGCGCTGAGGGCGGTCACGGAGCCGTACACGGTGGAAGCATGGTGCGAGGCCCACGCCGCGATGGTGCCGGTGCTCTTGGGCCAGGGCCAGGTGGACGCGGGGATCACGGAGGAGAAACGAGTGGCAACGAGGAGGCGAGCGCAGCCGGTCATCAAAGCCGCGAAGCCGCGCAAGCGGGGCACAGGCAGCACGCGCGGCATCTACGTGGTGGCGTTTGGAGGCCCGGCGCGCAAGAGCGGACGACGGCTGTTACTGACGATCCGAAAGCACATGCCCGACATTCCTATCTGCCTGGTCGGAGCCAGCAAGATGGGAATCGAAGACGTGTTTATCCGGCAGCCGGACAGCGACGTGGGCGGGCGGCGGGCCAAGTTGCGCGCATACGAGCTATCGCCGGCGGAGTGGACGGCAGTGCTGTACCTGGATGCGGACACGGAGGTCGTCGCCCCGATCTATCGCTACTTTGAGTGGATCGAGGCGGGATGGGAGTTTGTCATCTGCAAAGATCCGCACTTGATGGACACGATGCACTCATTTGAGCGGCGGAACAATAGACAGGAACTGGCGCAGATCAAGCAGGAGATCAGCACGCTCCATGCGCTCCAGATCAACGGGGGTGTGTGGGCGTTTCAGCACGACAATCCGCGCGTGGCGGCCTTCTTCCAGCGGTGGCGCGAGAATTGGGAGGAGCATGCACAGCGCGACCAGGGCGCGCTGCTGCGGGCGCTGTACGCGGATCCGCTCAAGGTTCTGTGGCTGGGGAACGAGTGGAACACGTTTAAGAAATACTGTCGGGGCCTGACGACGGCGGGGCTGATGCATTATCCGGGGGATGCGCGGCGGTGGAGAGGGATGATTCCGGGGCGGATCGACAGCCCGGAGGCGTGGGCGATGGTGCGGAAGTTCGAGGGGAAAGGCAAGTGACGACCTTCATCTGGAACGGCCAAACGGTGGTGGACCTACGCGAGACGCTGGAGCGGGGGATTGATGGTGTTGTTATGCCGAAGGTGAAGACAGAGAATGACGAGACGAAACACATTGCGCGGCCGGCGGTGATCATCGCCTCGGTGAGGAGCGGGGGGACGTTCCTGGCACATTGTCTGAGCAATCATCCGCAGATTTTCTGCGATCGGGGGGAATCGCTCCACTACAGGAGCCTATGGCACACGCACCTGACAACGAACAGGGCCGAGTTAATCTATTGCCTAACGCACATGCAAGGTTGGCGAGTGAGCATGTGTAAGTTGACGTACCAGCAGGCATTCCTGCGCGAGGTGTGGGATTATATCAGAGAAGTCCCTGTTATCTGGCTGCGGCGGGAGAACACGATCCGCCAGGCAGTGAGTGTGTTGCTGAATCAGATGGCGCGCAGGGGAAAGATCCAACGGCCTCAACACACATTCAAGCGCGTGGCGCTGATTTGTGTGGATCTCAAGCCGGAATGGGTGTTGAAAAAGGCGCGGGTCTTGCTCGAGCAGGATCGAAAGGCGGAAGAGCGTGTGGGCCCGCTGAATCCGCTGGCACTGACGTATGAGGAGATCGTGGGACCGGCCTCCACGCTGGCGGATGGAGCAGCGCGGAGGATTTGCGAATTCCTGGAGGTGAGATACATCCCCACGCTGGCGTGTGAACTGACGCGGATCAATCCGCAACCACTGGCGGAGATGATCAAGAATTGGGAGGCGGTGCGTAAGGCAATCGAGGGAAGCAAATTCGCGCATTGTTTGGAAGGTTGCGGAGGGAAAGACGGATGATTCTTTGGAAGACTGTTAAGGGAGCTTTGTTGTCTGAAATTGAGCGGGAATGGCTGGTAAATACCGCCGGTTCTATCGCCGAGACTTTCGAGTCTCCCCTGCTCTTCAACATTGGGATATGGCATGGCGCTTCCATGCATTGTCTGAGAGCCGGTGCACCTGGCGCGACTCTCGTAGGAATCGACGTTGCGCCCAGAAAACTTCAGGGACTCGGTATTCTGCGTGCAGAACTCATTTGGAAAGACAGTCGCACTATAGGGTGGGACAGGCCCATTCATCTCCTGTTTGTGGATGGCGGACACGCCTACGACGTCGTGCGATCCGATATTAGGAATTTTGGCCAGCACGTAGTCGTGGGCGGGATCATGGCGTTCCACGATTACGATCGTTCCAAGATTTACCTCAAAGAGCGCGCTCGGCGGCATCCTAAGCGGAGGCCTTTGGGAGTCCGGCGAGCGGTAGACGAGTTGTGTACCAAAAACCAGGGCTGGGAAGTCTTGGCGACGATTGATTCCATCAAAGCCTTTCGGAGAGAAAGATGAAAAACAGACTGCTAATCCTGGGTGGTGATGGCTTTATCGGAGGACACGTAGCGGACGAAGCTCTTGCACGAGGCCTCGAGGTTGCCATCTTCGATCGCTGCAGGCATGGCCATAGCGGTGTATCCGCATTTCTGGGAGACATTCGAGATCCTGCCTCTGTCCACGATGCGGTGATGCGCACAGATTATGTCATCAATCTGGCGGCGATACTGGGGACGCAGGAGACGATCAGGGCTGCGGTACATTGTGTCGAGACGAACCTGATCGGAACGCTCAATTTCCTCGACGCCTGTGTGCCAACGAAGTTTCACGACGTGCAAGGAGTCCAGATCGGTATTGGGAACTATTGGATGGATAGTCCCTATCCGATCACCAAGCGCGCGGCTTTGGCATTCACGCGGATGTACAACAAGGAGCTGGGAACGAAGATCGCGATGGTGCGGGCGATGCATGCATACGGTGAGCGCCAGAAGCACCGACCCGTGCGGAAGATTGTGCCAACTTTCGTCCTGCAGGCGCTACGGGGGGAGCCATTATCGGTGTACGGCGATGGCGAGCAGGTCGTGGATATGATCTACGTAGGAGATCTGGCAAAGATCCTGCTCGATGCTTGCACGAGCCCGAACGTGGATTACGATCACGTCTACGAGGCGGGATTGGGGCGGCATCTGACCGTCAATGATGTCGCTCGACAGATCATCGACGCTGCTGGTAGCTCGAGCGACGTCGTACATCTACCGATGCGACCGGGCGAGGAGGAGAATGCAGTGATCAGCGCCCGGCCTGAGGCCCTCGAAGGATTGGGCAACTATGAATTCGTGCGCTTTGAGGATGGAATCCGGCAAGTCGTCGATTGGTACAGGAGCCATTATCATGCCTGACGTCCTCGTCATCCTGTTTACGTGGGACCGTGGGGCGGTCCTGAAAGAGTGCCTGAAGACGATGCATCAGGAGCCTGGGATGGAATTTCGTCTGTGGGTAGTGGACAATGGTTCAGCGTTCACGAATATGTGGAGCCCCACATCGGGGGTCAAGCACCTCGATATTCTGCTGGAGTGGTACAGGAGAGGGAAGATCGAGCTACTTCTGCTCAATAAACGCAACCTCGGCACTTGCCACGCCCCAAATCAGTTGATGGCTGTGGCAAAACTGACTGCGATTAAGGCGAAGGTCTCCCGCCCAGACTTTGTGCTGCAAACAGTGGATGACTCGATATTCCATCCCGGTTGGTTGAGCGAATGTCACAGAACCCTACTGGATTGCGAGAATTATGCGCGCGGACGAGTATTGATCGTTTCACCATTCCACTGCAGACATTCTAATGGAAGGACCCATGCAAAGGTGAAGACGATCGATCGGTATCAGGTAGCCGGACGCACCTACGAGATCAAGCAGTGCGTGAGCGGTAATACCTGGTTCATGCGAGGAAACACGTGGCTGGATGTCTTCAGTTTCTATCCTACAGAAAGGCTGAAGGGGGGTTGGGATTGGGCAAAGCTGCGTATCGTGAAACAGATGGGAGCGAAATGCGCGGTCACGCCTGACGAGATGGTGACCCAACACCCCGAGGCGGTAGGGACGGGGAAATGGCAACGATCGAGGAACTGGAGGTAGGATGATCGCAGCAGTCACGGGCGGATTGGGCTCGATAGGAACATATCTGGTGCGACGGTTGGCGCGTGAGGGACACCGAGCGATCGTTTATGACAATCTAGCAAAGAGCGGGACGCGACGGAATCAGGAGCTATTGGCGTCACTGCCCAGCGTGGAGATCAAGCTGGCTGATTGTCTGGAGGTCGAGGACTATGGAGACGTAGATGTCATCTTCCACCTTGCAGGAGACTGTTCAGCGCCCCGTTCTCTGCAGAGTCCTGTACGGAGCTTTAGACTGAACGCGATGATGACCTGCTGCGTTCTCGAAGCAGCCAGGCGACAGCTTATTCCGGTCGTGTATGCCTCGTCGGTGCGGGCCTATCCCAATGAGGCGGGACAATACACGATTTATGGCCTGGGGAAATGGGTCGGAGACTTGCTGTGCACCGAATACGCCCGCACATTTGGGGTTCCTACTCTCTCCAACAGATTCGGAGCGGTATACGGTATCTATCAATATGGCACATCCGAAAGTGGTTGGTTGAGCTGGTTCGTGAAGGCGATAGTGGGCCAGTTGCCACTAGAGCTTCACGGGGGCGGTCTACAGCAGCGCGACTGTCTACACAACGAGGATGCAGCGCGGTTGCTGCTGAGACAGGCAGAGTATCTGATGGCAACGCGGAACTGTGAGGGGAAAACCTACGACGTCGGAGGGGGACATGCCAACTTTGTCTCGTTGATCGAAGTGCTCGAATATCTCCACGATAAGCACGGCTATAGTCTGGAGCACGTGGTACGGGCCGGGAGGCGCCAGGCAGACGTCGAGGGCAGGCCAGCAAGCAATGCAGAAGTGCTGCGAGATTTTGGCTGGATGCCAAAGACCAATATCTGGGACGGCATTGATGAGTTGGTTGAGACGGAGGAAAGGAGGCAATAGTTGAGAATCCTGAATCTGGGCGCGGGCAACAAGATCATCGCCGAAGCGGTCAATCACGACCTGTACAAGCACCGGCCAGAGATCGATGTGGCGCACGATCTGAATATTTTCCCCTGGCCATGGGCAGATGAGGCTTTCGATCAGATTATAGCATTGTCGGTGTTCGAGCACCTCGATGTGAACCTGGTGGTGACGCTGAATGAATGCCACCGCCTCCTCCGTCCTGGCGGAATATTGGTGCTGAAGCTGCCGCTCTGGAGCGCAGAGCAGGCGCACGACGATCCTACGCATCGGTGGTTTTTCACGGTACGATCATTGCATCAGTTTTGCCCTGCGACGAAACGTGGTAAACAGTATAGTTTCTACACGCCGCATAAATGGCGTTACGTGAAAAGACCCAAGATTAACGACGCAAAAACGTCGTTCTATGTCTCGTTAGAGGTGATTAAGGACACGCAAGGAGAGACTACTGTATGAAGGACTGCGGAATCCTGACGATGGGCAGGAGCGTCAAAATCTCGGCGTCGGCGCGCCGCCTGGGATTGCAGTTGCGGCAAGGGCGGAAGTGGAAACCGTCCTGGGCGCGGACCCTGTTCGTGAGCGGCAAGTATCAAGTACCCTGGGACCTGCTGCCGAGTGGGTTTCATTTCCTCCAACGCTGGGACGCGGCGGCTCCGCTGTGGCGCTATGGTGTGCTGGCCCAAGACGTGGGAACGCCCGCCGAACGGAAACGAACGGCAAAACTGACGCTGGATCTGCGCATTCCACTGTACGAGCCGGGGCTGTTGTTCATCCGGTCAAGCGAGGCCGGGCTGGCACTGCTGGAGACGTGGCGGGCCGAGTGCCGGCCAGGGGGCGACGAGCGGCTGGCGTTCCTGCGGGCGCTGCACATCGTCAAGCCGCGATTCTGCGCGCTGCCCCGGTCGTGGCTGGCCGAGGAGGCCCAGCGGGCGCAGCAGGACGCCAGGACAGACAAGAATATGCGTAATGTCAGGCGGCTGGTGCGGGTGGAGATCGCGCCGGGGCGGTTCGTCAAATGCCACGCGGGGGACGAGGAGAAAGTGAAAGAGCATTTCGCCAGCCTGCAGCAGAGGAGCAGGGGAGAAGGCGAGCAGGCGAGCAGGAAACGACGGAGGCCGACCAAGGACAAAATGAAGAAACCGGCGAAGGACAAGGCGAAGGGAAAGAAGGAGAAAGCCGGTGGCTGATTTTTGCACGGTTCAGGACGTCGAGAATCTGCTGCAGATCGAGATCACGGACGCGGACAAGATCGCGGCATGCGAGCGAGCGATCGCCGAGGCGACGGAGGCGATCCGCAATTATTGCCACCAGTACATCGAGTTCGTCAGCGACGACGAGATCACGCTGGACTGTGCGGGCGGGACGCGGCTGTTCCTGCCGGAGTTGCCAGTGAGTGAGGTTACCGAGGTCATCGAGGACGAAGAGGTCCTGACCGAGGACGATGACTACAAGCTCGGTCAATATGGCATCCTCCACCGGGTGGACTGCGACTGGGAGGCGGGGATCCAGATCGTCACGATCACGTACACGCACGGGTATGCCGCACCGCTGCCGGATGACATCGTGGGGGTGGCTACGCGGGCGGCGGCTAGGGTGTACCAGGTCGGGCTCCGGGCATCCGATACGGATGGCGTGCCGGGCGTTTCGGCGAAGAGCCTGGGGGATTACTCCGTGTCCTACGCCAGCGAGGTCGGCGGGGGCGTGGGCGAGGGATTGATGGGGGTCAGCGGGGCGAGGATGTTGCTGCTGAGTGAGAAGGACATCTTGAACAAGTATAGGTACGTGATGCAATGATACAAAAGCTGTTTTTATCCCTCGAGGAGCTTGTGCTGTTGGCTGGTGGCTGGCGCTGCGGGCGCTGTGGCGAGTTCAACAGTGATAGCGACTTCTGCTGCAGAAAATGCGGGGCGAGCCGGTGAGCGTCTTTGAGTCGCTGCTGAACAACACGTTCACGGTGGAGAGGCGGACCAGGGTGGGCGATGGGCAGGGGGGGTGGACGATCACCTATATCGCCTCCGGAACGATGTACGGGCGTATCCGGCCAGCGACGGCGAACGAACGGGTGGTGGCGGATGCGGAGCAGGAGCAGATCACGCACGTGTTGTACGTGGTGGCCGGGGAGGACGTGGCGCGCGGGGACCGGGTGACGTGCGAGGACCTGGTGGTTGAAGTGTTGGGGGTGCGGGAGCCATCGGAGGCGGGACACCATTACGAGGTGGATTGTTTGGAGAGGCAGAGGGAAGAGTCGGATGCATGAATGGTGACAGGGGACGACGTCGCTCCGGAGAGGAATGTCACCACGACGCCCCCGGGGTGGGGGCTGGGAGTGAGCGCGACGTGACCCGGGGGATTCACCGGGAGGCCTCGTCCAGGCCATACCCTTCAGCGGGTAGGGTACTAAATGCCCGGGCTATCCCTCGCGCGCGCGGGTCCCGTCACCGGCACCGTGTAAGATTATAGCAGAAATTATGCATTATGTCAAGAGAACACGGATTTGCAGGATTAAGACGGATTAAGAGTGCTCAATGAGCAACGTCATGGAGTGGCGGCAACGGCAGGTGGTGGAGGAGGTGCGGGGGTTCCTTGCGACGAATATGGAGGCGGCGGCGGGCGTGGTGGAGATGGACGCTCGGCGGCGGCTGCTGAGCATCGTGGAGCCAGCGTTCGGGCGGGCGTACCGCCGGTTGCTGGCGTTGGGAAAACTGATCAGCCGGGTGGTGATCGAGGAGAACGTGGTCGAGGGGCAGATCGGGATACCGCCGGGAGAGAAGGGTAGCGATTACGGATTCTGGATCGAGGTCGGGAGCAAGTCGAAGGCGGCGCAGCCGTGGCTGCGGCCGGCGCTGGTGAACAATTTCAAGGAGATTCTGAGGCTCCTTACAGGAGGGTAGGACTATGCCGACAGAGTTGGAGCGGGCGCGGGCTCGGGTCGAGCAGGCGTTGGCGCTGTGCGATTCGGAGACGGCGGACGGGATCATCGGGACGCCTCCTCCGGAAGAGTACGGGGTGTTAGTCCAGGGCGTCAAGGCCGTCTATCACATGCTGTGGATGATGGCCAAGGCAAATGGTCTCAAACAAAACCCGACCACGTTCAGGATGGGCGCGCAGGCGATGCTCATGCTGGCGACGATTGTGCATTATGCGTATGCGTTGGGGATCAAGAGAGGAAGAGCAGGATCTGCGGAATTAAAGGATCGGAGAGGTGGGCGCGATCACTGAGGCGATTCACGATGTGCTGGCGGGGGATGGGACGCTAACAGCGTTGCTGGCAACGTATGGCGGCGAGCCCGCGATCTTTACGACGGATCCAGCGCCTGGGGATGCGACGCTGCCATATATCGTGAGTGCGGGCGAGGTGGCGCAGACGGCCTGGGATACGAAATTAACGCGAGGCTGGATGGTGATGCGAGACGTGCGCTGCTACACGGATGCGACGGGCAGCGCGGCGGTGGTGGAGGCAATCGCGGAGCGGGCGCGGGCACTGTTGCACCGGCAAACGCTCGCGATTTCGGATTTCGAATGTGTGATAGCGGACTGCTCGGGGCCGGTGGCGGCTGATGGGCAGGATGCATATGGGCGGATCGTGACGGTCCGCCTCACGGTAGAGGAGGAATAACGCAGATTGCAGGACGGAAACGGATCAGGATAGGAACGGATAGGAGGCTGAAACTATGGCTATGAATGGAACTGACGTGTTGTTGCTGGTGAATACCGGCACGACGGCTGTGCCGGTCTATGAGGCAGTAGGATCACAGCGGGATGTGACGTTCGACGAGGCGACGGAGGAGATCGACGTCTCGTCGAAGGACTCGCGGGCGAAGAGGGTCCTACCAGGCCGGTACTCAGCGACGCTGAGCCTGGATGCGCTGTACGTGTGGACCGACGACGGCTACCGCGCGTTGCGTGACGCGATGCGGGATGGGGAGTTGATTCTGGTCGCGCGCGAGGACGACAGCACAACGATCGAGACCGCGGACGCGCTGATCACCAGCCTGAGCGAGAGCTTTCCCGACCAGGGCGAGGGCGCGATCAGCATCTCGATGACCATCGACGGCTTCTGGACGGAGCTGGAGAGCTGATGCCAGGCGCACGAGGTGAGGCGACAATCCAGGCCGGCGAGCGCGAGGTACACATCCTCTTCACGAATCGAGCGCTGGCTGAGACCGAAGGCGCAATCGGTAAGTCCATCATCGGCGTGGCGCAGGGCTTTACTGAGGGCACGACGGGCGTCGGCGACATCGCGCACCTGCTACGGGCCGGGATGGAAGCGGCGCGGCGGGATGCGCGCGCAGGCGGCAAGGTGGTGACGCTCAAAGATGCGTTCCAGGTGCTCGACGAGGTCGGATTCACGGCGGTTAGCGTCGCGGTGATGGAAGCCGTGTCTGCTGTGCTGAGTTTCAGCGGAGAGCAGGAGCAGGACCCAAACCCGTAGGCCGGAGGCGGCTGGATTGGCAGGCGCTCCTGGAGTCGGCGCTCAAGTGTGGTGTCAGTGTGGCCGAGTTCTGGTCGCTGACGCCACGCGAGACGTTTGCGGTCATTGAGGCGGTTTCCTGGCGGCTGGAGCGGGAGCATCGGCGGGATGCCTGGCTGGCCTGGCACATCGCGGCGTTATCGCGCGCCAAACGGTTGCCGGCGCTGCAACGATTGATCGCTCCAGGCAAATCGCGGGCGCTGGAGGGCGAGGAGCTGGAGCGGCGGCGGGCTGAACATCGGGAGATCATGCAGAAGATCGACGTGGACAAGATAAACGAGGCGAAGCGTGGCGGTTGATGCGAGCCTGGGCCGCGCGAACGTAGCGGTTCGCGCGACGCTGGACAAGTTGGATACCGATCTCGGCGATGCGCGGGGCAAGGTAGACAGCGCCATCTCCAAGATTGTCGCCGGCGCCGGGCAGAGTTTCCAGGCGCTGGGCACTGCTGCGCTGGGTGGTATCGGCGTGGCGACGGGGGCGATCGCGGGCCTGGGGGCGGCGCTGGCCAAGGTCACGGTGGACGCCGCACCGGTGGAGGGGGTGAGCGACGCATTTGCAGGACTGGCCGAGAGCGCGGGCCAGGGCGCGGATGAGATGCTAGGCGCGCTCAAACGGGGCAGCGCCGGGATGGTCGCCAACCGCGACCTGATGATGTCGTTCAATCAGGCGGCGCAGTTGGTATCCACCGACTTTGCCACGCAGCTCCCGGATGCGATGCAGTATCTGGGCAAGGTCTCGGCGGCGACGGGCCAGGATATGGGGTATATGCTCGACAGCCTGGTGAAGGGCGTCGGGCGTGTGTCGCCGATGATCCTGGACAATCTGGGGATCCAGGTCAACCTGACCGAGGCGTGCGCTGAGTGGGCGAAGACCTCCGGCAAGGCGGCCACCATCACAACCGACAATAGCGAGGCGATGGGCAAACTGAGTCAGCAATTGGAGTTTGCCGAGCGTGAATATGCGCTCATGGCGGAAAAGCAGGAAGGCGCTACTGCTACCACGACCGACAACAGCGAGGCTATCGGCAAACTGGGCCAGACACTGGAGTTCGCCGAGCGTGAGTATGCGCTCATGGCGGAAAAGCAGAGAGCCGCGGCGGAGGCGGGCAAAGACGTAGGGTCTATCAACCTACAGATGGACAAAAAGGCCGCGCAAATAGCAGCGTACAGAGCCAAACTGGAGCAGTTGGAGGCGACACATGGACAGACCATCGCTTCCGGCAAGGACATGGGCTCTGTCAACCTGCAGATGGATAAGAAGGCGGCGCAGATAGCCGGATACAAGGCCGAACTAGAAAAGCTGGAGGCGACGCACGGGAACACGACGGAGGACTTTGACGCGCTGATCGAGAGCATGACCAAAGCGGAGCAACAGGAAGCGGTCATGGCGATGACGATGAAGAAGCTGGCCGAAAACACGGCAGCGATGCCAGACGTAACGGAGACAGCGGCGGCAAAGATGGCGCAGTTCAAGGCGACGATCCAGGACACAAAGGACGAGGTCGGGGTGGCGTTTCTGCCGGTACTAAACCATCTCTTGGGAACCGCGGGAGACCTGGCAGAGAAGGTATTGCCGCTGCTGACCGGGTTCGTCGAGACGACGCTCGTGCCAGCATTCGAAAAGGGCGCATGGTTCGTGAATGCGTTTGTGTATGGCTTGACTACCGGCGAAGGGCCTTTAGAAGCGTTTACGGGTGCATTACAGGAGATCGTACCAGATGAGGTGTCGGACGCGATTCAGGCAGTGTGGCTGCAACTCCAGAACCTATGGACAACGATTCAACCGTATATCGAAACAGCAGCGGAGTGGATTGGGCAGAATGTGGAGCTCCAGGACGTGTTGATCGCGCTGGGGGCGGCGATTGCAGCCGTGGTCCTGCCGATGTTGTGGAGCATCATCACGGCGGTTGCACCGGTGATCGCGGTATTCGTCGCGGCGGTGGCGATCGTGGTGGCGCTGCGCAAGGCATGGGAGTCCGATTTTCTTGGCCTGCGCACGTTCATACTGGATACACTCGAAAAGATCACAGCCTGGTGGGCCGAACACGGCGACGCGATCATGGCCAAGGCGCGCGAAATCTGGGAGTCTATCGTCGAAGTGTTCGAGTGGTTCAGGTCCCAATTCTCCACGCTGTTTGCCGCGTTCAGATTGGCCTTCGAGGGAGACTGGTACGGTTTCGGGGAAAAGCTGCGCGAGATCTGGGACGAGATCTGGCGCATCCTCGGGGAAATCGGAGAGAGAGCCTGGAATAAAATTAGCACCTTCTTCCAAGACACGGATTGGGGATCCGTGGGGCGAAACATCCTTGAGGGCGTGGCGCGCGGGATCGCTACTGGCGTGTACGTCATTGAGCAGGCGGCGCGCGACGCAGCCAGGGCTGCGCTCGAAGCCGCGATGGGATTCCTGGGTATCCACTCGGAATCGCGGGAGGGGATGCGGATCGGGGCGTTTTTCGTGCAGGGCATTGGGACGGGGATGGAGTATGCATTGCCAAGCCTGGTGGCCACCGCTGAGAACACCAGCGCACAGATGCTGGCAGCGGGGTCGGTGGAGGCGATGAACGCAGGTGCAGTGGGAGGAGCCGGTTACCAGATCAACAACTATTTCGGGGCGGACTCGGTGCGGAGCGAGGAGGACATCTACCGGCTGACTGAGGAGATCGACCGCTCGCTGACCTTGCGCGGACTCCAAAAGGTGGTGGCGTGATGGCGGAAGTGCTGACGATCGGAGGCGTGGACCGGACGGCAAACCTATACCGGGATTCGCTGAGAATCGAGCAGGCGGCGGGTGAATTCACCGCCGTTTGTTCGTTCAAGCTCGACGATCTGGATTCCACACTCGCGATTCAGACGCGCGATGCGGTGACCGTGACCGACAACGGCACGACGCTGTTCGCCGGCGAGGTCGTGGACATCGACTATACTCTGTTGTCCCTGGCGCTCCCTGGCCGCCGAATGTCGATTCGATGCCAGGATTATAACATTCTGGTCGAGGAGGCGGTGATCGACGGCGAGGAGGCCTACAGCGCCCAGGCCGATAGCGCGATCATCGCCGACCTGTTCGGTAGCTATCGGGCCGACGTAGACGCGACGACACACGTCTCGACGCTGCAGGCCAGCATGACGATCTCGTTTGAGGACGTGACACTGCGGCAGGCGCTGAGCGACATCTGCAGCAGAACCGGCGGCAGGTGGTACGTGGATGAGAGTAAGAAGTTACACTATTTCACCGCCGAGGTGAACGTATGCGCCTGGTGGCTGTCCGACGACCCGGACAATGCAGACTCATTCCCCTACCAGGCCATCAAACAGCGGCTTTCGGCCAGCACGATCGTCAACCACATCCTGGTCGTCGGCAAGGAGGTGCGGACCTGGTACGAGGATGCGGCCAGCGTGGCGGCGTATGGCGAGCGCCCGGCGGTGGTGGTGGATAACCGGATCACGACGCAGGCTGGGTTGGATACGCGAGGGGCGGCGCTGCTGGCCAAGTGGGCGGATCCACGGGTCGTATACGACGTCGTGACTCGCAAGGAGGGGCTGCGGGCGGGGATGGACGTGCGGCTGATTTGCACTGACTGGGGGATCGACGAGACGCTGACGGTACGGCGCTTGACGATCTACTGGCGAGGCGACAACCGGTTCTATTCGCTGGAGATCGGAGAGGGGATCGCGCCGGCGCTGACGACGGGGCGCATCTGGCTGGAGCGGCTCGGGCAGGCCGAGGGCAACATCTCCTCGATAGATGATACGATATTCGACACGGATGCGCCGGCGACGCCGACGTTCGAGGCCGAGAACCTGACGACCGGGGTGGACATAGATGCGGACGGTCACCAGGTCGTGTACATCCAGGCGACGTGGGGGTCAGTGGCGGATACGGATCTGGATCATTACCAGATCCAGATCTCGACCAGCAACGATTTCAGCGGCTACACGATCACGCGGGACCACGCCGCCGGCGGGGATCGCAAAGAGCGGTTCGTGGGCATTCTGGGCAACACGACCTATTATGCCCGGGTGCGCGCTATCGACTGGGTGGGAAACAAATCGGCCTGGTCCACGACGCGGAACGTGACGACGGCGAAGGATACGACGGCTCCAGCACAAGTGACCGGGCTGAATGCCGCGGCGAGCCGGACACTGGTCGGGTTGAACTGGGATGCGAACACGGAAGCCGATCTGTCGTACTATGAGATTCAGCGGGATGTGGACAGTGAGGGGGCACCAGCAGGCACCTGGGCGACGATTGCGCTGGCAAAGCTGAATTTCTACGTGGATCAGGACTTTACTGACGGGGAGATCTCGGGAGAGGATACGTTCTGGTATCGGGTGCGAGCGGTGGATACCTCCGCCAACGAGGGCGACTGGGCCGACCAGACGAGCGCGCAATTGAGCCAGATCGCGGCGGATCACCTGGCGGCAGGGTGCATCACGACCGTGAAAATTTTTGCGGGGGCCGTGACGGCGGAAAAGATCACGGTTGCTCAGCTTTCGGCGATCACCGCCGACCTGGGGACGATCACGGCGGGGATCGTTACCGGAGCGACGATCCGCACGGCGGCGGCGGGTGCGCGGGTGGTGCTGGATTCCACCGATGGGCTCCAGTGCTACAATGCCGGGGACATATTGTGTGCGCAGATCGACGTCGATGGGAGCGGGCAGATCCTGTCTCTTATACACATCTCCGAGCCCACGAGACCGTACTAGATCTCGTATGCCGTCTTCTGCTTGAAAAAAAA